GAGGTACTCGTGGGGAGTCTTGGCGAACTTGTCACGCTCGACGGAGTCCAGGTAGACGTAATTGGCCCAGACGGCGAAGGGGTTCGTGCCAAAGTAATTGGCGTACTGAGCGCTCAGGGTGAAGTCGATGCGGACCTCGTGGTACTGGAGAGCAATCAGGGGCAGGTACAGACCCGGGTTACGGTTGAAGAAGAACAGCAGGGGCAGGTAGGCGTAGGATATCGAGGTGCCGGTGTTATTGGGAGTGGAGATCGAGGCTAGCTTGCCGTAGTTCATCTTCTTGGTCTCGTTCAGGAAGACCTCGGAGTATAGGCGGAACCACAGCTGGTAGTGCTTGTCGATAGACTGGCCGCCGATGAAGAGCTCGACGGAGCTGAAGGCGCGCTCGGCGACCCAGCACATGTCGTTGCCGACATTGTTCGAGGTCAGCTGGGCGGCCGAAGAGCTGTTGGGCTGGAGGACGACGAACATGTCACCGACCAGGTCGCCTGAGCGAGCCAGGGTCACCGAGACGAGGCCGCCAGGACCGGAATTACCGGACACGGTCTGCTGGACGGTCTCCATCGCAAAGTTCGTGTGACGCTTGTAGGCGGACTGGAAAAAGGTCACCTTGGGATCACCAGTCAGGTAGACGTCGGACGCGCCATAGGCGACCAATTGCATCAAAGCGCCACCAGGCATTTTACTATAGCAGGAGGAAAAAGTTCAGCCCCGGGGACGCTGCGCCAGCCCCTTCACCTGATTTTCTCCACCACTCGTACAATGTCTCAGCGCCGCCCGCCCCCCAAGACGCCCACGCCGCCGCCCGTCGAGGACGAGGAGGAGTTTGACGAGGAGGAGATGGATGAATTCGAGGATGATGGTGTGGATATGTTCGAGGCCCTGGGCAGCCTCCTGGCGACCGAGGATGGTGAGACCGTCGCGACCCTCTTGTCCGGTCTCAAGGACTCGGTCGATACCGTCGCTCGTCAGCTCGAGGTCCACAACAAGATTATGGTCAAGATTCTGACCGAGCTGAAGGGGTCCAAGGTTTGCTCGTGCAAACCGACCCCGGAACCGCAACACATTGCCGCACCCGCTTAAAAAAGTATAGCGCTATTTTACTAATGAGCACCCAGAAGGTCCATACAATCAACAAAGACGTTACACCAGAACATGCGGAGGAAATTAGAAACGCCAATCAGACTACTGAAATCAACTCATGGACACTGGAAGAGCTCGAAAATTGCATCACGAATGCTGAACAAGATGCTGGGTTCAACATCCGCGCAAACACGCTCGCGGCCGACAAGTCGTGGGCCTTTGTCCTCTTCCCGCCGACTCAGGAGCGGGACGCCGACAAGTACCCAAAGAATTATGAGGTCGAACACATCAAGATTCGAAAGGATCGCTTCCTGAACAGCTGTCGGACCCTGTTGACACGTCTGGAGTCCCTCGGGGCCGGAAAGCAGCCCAGCAAGGATGTCAATGGGGACGAGTTTACACTCGAGTTTAGGGTCCGGAGGCTCATCACAGACCGCAAGGAAATGTACGAACAGTTCCGCCTCTGGGACCGCCGCTGGAACCGCATCAACGACCCGACGCTCGCCATCGACAATTCAGACTCGAGCCTCAAGGATGACGAGAAGAACACCCCGTACCAAAAGCTCCTGCTCTTCCTCTTGTCCAAGGCGTATGACGAGGGCTACCGGCGGTACAGGGATCAGTGCTGTGTCCAGATTCGCAACACCCGTGCGTGGCGACCGGTCAAGGAGATCAAGGACTTTGTGTACGACTCGACGCAGAAGGAGGACGAGCCCGAGATGTGGCGAAACCTCACGAGCCGAGGCAACTGTGTCAGCGACATCGTGAAGCACTTGACCAATTGCAAGGACTTTCAGTTCCTAGAAATCAAGAAGGACCGTCACGTCTGGTCGTTCCATAACGGTCTGCTCGTCGGCAAGGACTGGGACGAGACCGACCAGCGATACAAGATCAAATTTTACCCCTACAATTCACCAGAATTCCGTGAGCTCGACCCGACCCTCGTCTCATGCAAGTACTTTGACTTGCCGTTCGACCCGTACGCGGCCCTCGGCGACTGGTACGACATCCCGACTCCGAGCATGCAGAAGGTCCTGGACTATCAGAGGTTCGAGGAGGATGTCTGCCGGTGGACCTATGTCTTCATGGGTCGTCTGTGCTTTGAGGTGAATGAATTGGATGGCTGGCAGGTTATCCCGTTCCTCAAGGGTATCGCGCGTTCGGGTAAGTCCACGCTCATCACCAAGGTGGCCCGGAAGTTCTACGAGTGTGAGGATGTCGCGACCCTCTCCAATAACATCGAGAAGAAGTTCGGCCTCCAGAGCATCTACAAAGGGTTCATGTTCATCAGCCCCGAGATCAAGGGCGATCTCCAGCTCGAGCAGGCCGAGTTTCAGTCGCTCGTATCCGGTGAGGATGTCTCGGTCGCGCGCAAAAACGAGACGGCCCTGAGCTTCCAGTGGAAGACGCCCGGAATCCTGGGTGGAAATGAGGTGCCAAACTGGAAGGACAACTCTGGGTCGGTCCTGCGTCGTCTGGCGACCTGGAACTTTGGCCGGCAGGTGATGGACGCGGACCCGCACCTCGATACGAAGCTCGAGGCGGAGATCCCGGCGATCCTTTGCAAGTGCCTACGGGCCTACCTCGACTACGCACACAAGTACAGCGGGAAGGACATATGGAACGTCCTACCAAAGTACTTCAAGACGGTACAGAGCCAGGTGGCGACCGTGACGAACTCGCTCCAGCACTTCCTGTGCTCAGAGAAGTTCAAGTTTGGTCCGGACCTCTGCATCCCACAAAAGATATTCATCGCGCAGTTCAACCAGCACTGCAAGGAGAACAACCTGGGGACATTCCGGTTCAACCAGGACTTTTACGCAGGGCCGTTCAGCGCGAAGGAGCTCGAGGTTCGGACCGAGTCGCGCATCTACAACGGTGCGACATTCGCTACCCAGCCATTCATCTTCGGTTGCGACCTGCTTGCGTCCGAGTAAGCCAGGTCCGTCGGATAAAATATCCGTAAATACCAGATGACAAACATTCAGAGGAATGCGGCCGCCCGAAAGCTCCAGGGGGCTTTTCGGCGGACGTTCGTGTTTTCGAACGCGTCCGTACCGGGAGTCAAGTTTACGCCAACCAAGATGACGACTCATATCATTCGGTTTCACGTGACTACGAACATCTCTAAGATTTTTGATTCGGAGCCCAAGGGCTTTAGTGAGATTATCGGCTACATGGGGTCCCAGAGGGTTGCGTCCGTGCGTTGGATTGCGGGCCGCGGGTGGATAGGGGACCATGATGACGTCGTGCGCATCTCGGCCAGGCGTCAGGGCCAGACGATCGTCATCACCAAAGACCTGATCGAGGTCAAGGGGTCGGGCAACTACGAGCCGGCTGTCTTGGCCATCGTCAAGAACGGCCTGGCCGATAAAGGCCTTCTCCGGGCCGAGCCCGAGTTTGTGAAATTCGAGGGCCGTTTCAACATCAACCACGGAATTGCCCTGAGCAGCCTCGCGGCCTTCCTGCAAAAGTTCGGCAAAGTCAAGCCGTTCCAACCGATGGAGGATAAGGTGGTCGTTTTCAAGACGAAGGGAGTCACCTTCCAGTTCTTCCAGAACGGGACGGTCATCTTCGGCGGCCTCAAGGACCCCAAGGAACTCGACGTTCCCAGACAGATTATCAAGGAAATTGCGCGCACCGAGGGCTTCCGGCGACTTTTCTTCGACCGGGTCAGCGTCCTTCCGACGGCGAATATGGAGCGGAAAAAGATGATGTTGGCCGGGCGGTACGCACTGGCCGGGTTGGACTGGACCTCGGAGCTCGAGAAGCCTCCGTTCGGCTCGTACATCCGCCCGGGGACTGACGGTCGGCCACGTTTTTATCCATGGGCCACGGTCCGCGTCATGGGTCATGGGGTCGGCAATAACGCCGGACCGGCCCAGAAGTTCTACACACCCCTTAAATTCCAGAAGAAGGATGCGTTGGCGGTCGCCAAGGCGTTCGCACAGGTCAAGCAGCCTATCCCGGCTCACACCCTCAAGGTGTTCGCCGACGCGGGTGTCCCGATCCCCGAGCCGGCCCACCTGCTGAACCGCGGGGGACCCGAGACGAAGAAGTACAAGGGCGTCGCGAACCGCCGCGCGAACAACTGGAACGCCACCCGGCCCGGGTTCTACATCCGCCCGGGGCCTGGCAAGCAGCCGTACTTTTATGAGATTCCCAAGGGCATCGCGGCCGGTCGCAAGACGGTCATCAAGGCCTATACGGACGCCGGTCGTAACATCCCCAAGGCGGTCCGGAACCTCTTTAAGATTGGCGAGAACGTCAAGACGGACGTCGTGGCCATCCCCGGATATAACGAGGAGTTCCGGCCGGGTCTGAAGCACGTGGTAAAGATGGGCCTGAACGGCATCTTGCGCATCAACAACCGCCAGGCGACCCGTCTGACCAAGAAGGAACTCATCGAGATTGCCCGGAACTTGAACATTGCCCGAGTGAACGCAAAGTGGAAGCCCGAGAACATCCGTGGGGCCATCCAGGCCACGGTCGGCGTCAAGGCTCGGGCCGACAAGACGTACGACGTGGCCATCAACGGGACGCAGTACAAGCTTCTGAACAACGGCCGGGTCCAGAAGACGACCGGGACGACCCGGACCCAGCGCGATTGGGCCACCATACCCCTGGCCGAACGGAACGCCATCGCCAAGAAGCTCCTGCCGGCCAATTTGCATCCAGAATTCAACGCCACGCAAAATTCGCTCAAGTTCGACACCCTCCGCGCATTCATCGCGGGCAAGAAGGGGCCTTCGCCGCCAAGCCCGGCGCGCGTCGCGACGCCACCGAGTTCCGCCAACTCGAACTCGAACTTCAACAGGTACGCGCTCGAGCTCGAATACAACGTACGTCTCGCCACGAACATGGGCAACATGGCCCGCAATGGCAACCTGGCGCTCTTTATGAAGGAGTATAACAAGCTTCCGAAGGGCGTGCGCGGAAAGCCCCTCAAGGCAACCGTGAATAAGGCCTACGCAAAGTTCGTCAAGGAGACCAAGGGTCTACGGGTGAGCGAGCCGGCCCGGGCCCGGTACATCGCGCGGATCACACCACCCAACTGGCTTCCGGTCAACAAGGTCGCCGAGTACAAGAAACTCCTGACCAACCTCGCCTTCCAGAAGCCCAAGCCGACACAGAAGGCCCTCAAGGAGGCAGTTATGACGTGGCTCAAGAACGCCGTCCCCATCGGATCGCCCCAGCCTGCCAGGAACATCGAGAACGTGGTGACGGGCCTCGTCCGTCACATCCCGGCCTACAACCCGGCCAACCGCAAGTCGCCGGTCATCCCCAAGAGGACGCCATCGCCCAAGAAGAGCCCGGGGACAAAGGCGGCGAACGCAGCGCGCCGCGCCGCTGAAAAGGTGGTCCGGAACGCCGCCAAGACGGAGAAGGCCGCCAAGAAGGCTCGTGAATTTAATACCAAAAAGGCTTATATTCTTCCTAAAAATACAAACGTGGAGAACCTCGGCAATGCTATGGTTGCAGCGGGTCTCAACGTGTCGGCGGCGCACTCCTGGAACGGCCTCGTGCGCGCCGGTGTGAATGCCAAATTCAAGAACGCGTGGCGGACGCATGTTGCGAAGTCCTAGACGTGCTTCATAACATCGAACACCTTATAGATGATATTGAATAGCTCGATGCTCGTGTGGACCTTCCGGGCGTCCACAATCTCCATCTCAATCTGATACATCGTGTCGTCATCACAGTCCTTATCATCCGGGTTGCCCTTGATGATCGAGAGATCGATGGACAGGTTCTTTCGTACAAAAGACCAACGCTCCTTGGCCTTTTGCTCGGTGCTCTCCTCCTCCCCATCATACTCAAACGGAACCTCGGTGCTGACCCCAAGACGGACATCCAGCGGGAAGCCCTCCAATTGAAAGTCATCCACGACGACCCGCTTTTTGATGCAGGCCTCCTGATCGTCCGTCTCGTCGTCGACGGTGACCCGCTTATTCCCCGGGAAGTAATAGACGGTCGATTTGGAGTGCTTGGTCGCCTCCCACTCCTTGAAACCGGCCAAGGCCTTGAAGACCTTTTCAAATGACTCCTTCCCGACGTTCGTATCGAACCCCTTGGGACCCGGCCGACCGAGGCGGATCTCAATCTCGGTATGCGGGACCTTGGCATGGTTCAAGAGGATCGGCTCCCATTTGTCGTACAAAGGAAATGCAATAGGGTTGCAAGGATGGAACTCCATTTTCTGGTTAGAGAGTAAGCGCGTGGAGTCTCTAAGGCAAATGAGAGGTCTGTGGAACTTGGGAAACACGTGTTATTTCAACACTGCCATTCAGTGTTTGGCGCACGTCCCGCCTCTCTCCAAACACTTTTTCTCCGTCCCGTACGAGGGCCCGTGTGACATCACCCGGGAGTATCAGAAAGTCGTCAAGCAACTCTTCATTCATGGGAAAACTGACCCCGTGAGTCCGAGCGACCTCATAGGGGCCTTTCGAGTCCGATTCCCGCGGTTCGCAGGTCAGCAGCAGCACGACGCCCAGGAGACGGTCCTGCTCCTCATAGACGTCTTTGAAGAATCCCTCGGGAAGCAGTTTATTCAGGATCTTTTTAACGGGGAGGAGGTCCAGACGACTCTCTGGGAAGAGGGGCGCTCGGAGGTCCGCAACCAGTTCACGACCCTGTTGATGGATGTGACGGAGCCCTGCCGCCTCCAGGACCTCATCCAGGACCGCAAAGAACCGGTGGTCTTGGAGGGCTACACGGACGATCAAGGGAAGACGCACGAGTCGGCATCCCTGTCTCGGACGGTGGCGCGATGGCCAAAGTTTACGAGCTTTTCATTCTCGATGTATGATTACAAGTTTCCGATTGAGATCCCTTTTGAATTCGAAGGTCTCAAGCTGTTTGCCTGTATTATGCATCAAGGGCACAAAAATGGGGGCCACTATATGTTGCTAGTGAGGCGCTATAACAAATGGTACGTGAAGGACGACTGCACAGTTACTGAACTTCCTAATATTGAAATACTAAAAGGTGAATTCTACATGGCGTTCTATAGGCCTATAAACTCCTTGAGCTGAATGGCTTCGCGCAAGTTGACGCACGTCCGAAAGTAGGTCCGCCGGTTGTTGGCGTACGTCTTGTCGGTCCGGACCTTTTCCACAAACCACCCCAAATCTCCATACCCACACTCTACTATAGTCCCATCCGCCAAGTCCTTCCGCTGGTTCTGTATGTGTAGCTCGGCCTCCTTGTAAGGGATGCCCCGGTCCTGCACATACAGATCCTTTCCCAATTTTAATTCAAAATCGATGGTGATGCGTGCATGGGGCTTCCATTTGAAGAGGGTCTCATGGGTCCCGGTCCGAATGGGCTCCTCGATGGGCGTGAAGACCAGACCATCCGTCTCATATTCGAAGGAGTCGAGCTGGGGCATTTGTGCCAAGTCACGCAGTAGAACCATGGACTTGACCCGGACCTCGAACGGGGCCGTCGCCGTCTTGATGATCCCCTTGACGACCGCCCGAGCCTTGTCGAGGCGCGCGGTGAGCGTCAGGGACTTGAGATCTTCACCCTTGACGCGCACGGCGTCGAAGATCAGGAAAAGGGAAACTGAAGGTTTCCCGCCGGGCACGCCCTTGGTTTTCACGAGCTCTCCGTCGAGAAGTGTATCCTTGGGGATGCGCACCCCCGTGACCTTGGTGAAATCAAATGCCCGGTTCACGAGGAAAACGCCATCTTCATTACTTGCGAGGAGGTGTCTCACTCCGTCCGTCTTTTCACACACAATATAGGGTTGCTGCGTGAGGAGAGGGAAATGCCGCCTCTCTATAGAGACGGGCTGGGGTCCAGGGAACCTGGTGGGGTCGGAAGTCCCCCAGCACTTTGAGATGAAGTCCATCTCAATTTTGATTTAAAAATAAACGCGTCTAGGCTCTAAGTCCCCAGTTCCTTCGGAACTGTTGGATCACTCAGGGCTCCAACTTCACACCGGCCGCCTCGAGGATATTTCCAAAGCATTCATGAACAAAGTGACACACGACTATTGCCTCTGACGCGACGCCAATTTTAAGGCCCGTCTTGGCGAGTGTATCGAACATCTTTTCGTTATTGTCGAGCGGGAGGGCAATGGGCACCTTTCCACCCCGGAGCTTCTTGTCGACCGCCTTGGCGTCCATGGCCCAGACGCGCGCTGATGTCTTGGCGCACTCGTACAGACCGTCGGCCAATTTCTTGCCCACCTCGGTGTCGAAAGTGAGACCGCGCTGGGCGGACGACTCACGACTCCCCGCCTTGGTCTTCTTTTCAAATTGTTCCCAATTGATGCCCTCCCGGACCGATGGGAAGACGAGCACCTGCACACCCTTTTCGAAGGGGTCGACCGCCTTGAGGAGAATCTCGTTGTTCAGATTCGTCCCGTACTCCATCCAGAAGATGCGCTCACCAGTCTTGATGACTTTGGGAAGGGTAGACTTGTCCTCGACGAAGTGAATCTCAATGTGTTGACCGCGCATCATGCAGAGTCCATGGAGGTTCATCGCCGTGTGGAGAGTCGTGGCACTGATGGACTTGTTCCGTGTCTCCATACATATGTGAAGGACCGTCATTTGGTTTTAAAAGTCCCTAAGCCTTAAGTTCAGTTCGAAGACGCTCCTCGAGCGTCCCCTGGAACCGGATGTTTCCAACGTGGCCCAGGACCGTCATCACATCCGCGAAAATCTGGCCGCCCATCTGCTGCCAACGGCGGCAGAACGCATAGTCCTCCGACAGATACCGCTTGGACTCGGGGTCGATTAGACAATCGAAAATGGCAAAATACTCATCCAGGTCCCGGTTCTGGTGGTCGTTGACGCACTTGAGCTCCGGGAACTTGGCGTGCATCTTTGTGAAGACGTCGCGCTTGATGAGCAGGAAGCCCGTCGGGCCATCCAGGACCTCCGCAAATCCATCCTTGATTTGGGTCTGCTGGTACTTGAAGTTCATCACGAGGGATGACGCGACCCGCGCGAGGTCCTTCCCCTGTCCACCCGACTTGACGTGCTGGTCAACAGAGTCCCACATCACGCACTTCTTGGGATAGGCCGCACACGAGACGTCGTGACCGGACTTGATGAGGCGGATGACCGAATCGGGGTCGAAGTGGATGTCCGCGTCGATGAAGAGAAAATGGGTCGCCTGGGTCTTCTGATAGAAGCGGGCGACGGCGAGGTTCCTGGCACGGGGAATAAGCGACTCGTTTTCGGTCGTATCGAGCATCATCTGAATACCATTTTGGGCACACGCGCGCTGGAGACGAAGCATAGACTCGGCATAAGCCTGGAGACAAATCCCACCGTAGCAGGGGGTCGAAACGAAAAGAACAACTCCGGCCATTTAACTATTAAAAGGGGAATTCTCTAAGTGGGAAAGATTACGAGCTCTTGATCAAAGCCTCAATCTTCCCTAGTGTCGGCAGCGAGACGTCGCAGATGGCGCAGAGGGCCTGCCGGTCTGACGCGCCCGGGATCTCCTTGAGGATCATCGCCATCACAGCACATGCGATCGCCTTGGGTGTTCGGCCCATGAGTTCGACCTTCTCCTCCAGCTCCTTGCAGCGGTTGATGATGCGGCACTTGACTCGCCCGCGTTCACACTCGGGTACGCCCGTCACGTCGTTGAAGAACCGTGGGATGAGGTCGGCCGGTGTCGTCACGTGCACCTCCGTCTCTGGAACCTGTTCCTGGTACATCTCGAAAGTACGCGAGAGGTCCCTCTGCGGGATGCCGAAAGCGTCCGCAATCTCCTGGGTCGTCCGAGCGACGCCGTGTTCCCGACACGCCTGAAAGACGCAGTTGGCCTTGATGCCGCTCCGGACCGCCCCGCGGGTCAATACCGCCTCATTAAATGCCCTGTATTTGATCTTCGCATCGTACATCACAGAATCCTGCAACTTCAGGACGTCCTTGCCTATTCTGTCAATCTCGGCATAGGCATGGAAAAGTGCCCTGTCTCTATGGTTCATAGACGCGTGCATGTTGATACGGGCCGAGCGCTTCTGGGCGTAGCTGGCGCCCCGGCCAACGGTCATGAAGGTCGTCTGGCCCCAGGCGGCCGAAAAGTGATCGAGGTTCACAGGGGCGCCGACGCGGGAGGGGTCCGGACCGGTGTCGGCCCCGGACCGCCATTCGGCCTCGGTGCATATGAAGGCGTTGTCTACCCGGCCACACTGCATGCAAGTCGGGAGGTCAATCTCCAGGCCATCGAAGGTCTTGGGTCCGCCGCACTCGCAGAAGAACTCGGTGTTGACCGAGGGGGCGCTAGCTCCTTGTGCCCTGAAGAGTTCAAAATCGGCCCAGGCGCGGTCCAGACAGGAATCCATTTTTGGCTGTAAAACCCTAGAACCGCGCCCCCCTGGCTGGGAAAAAACACGAATTCTTTGTAATGAGCGCCCCCGTCGTCGATCACGCCAAGCGTGCCGTTATTCAGGAGATCACCTCAAAGTCCCCGTTCAACATCTTCAACATTGTCGCCATCGTGGCCATCCTGGTCATCGGCTATTTCCTGTACAAGAAATTCAACGAGAAGTTCCAGAAGGGCTCCATCAATATACCGTCCATCGTGCCCCTGGAGCCCAAGGCCCAGAGCGCCGCCCCGGTGGTCGTCGAGACGGTACCGGCCGCCATCCCGGAGCCCGGAACGGACGACTCTTAAGTCCATATTGCATCTACAATAGCCCACTCCAGGCACTTGTCCGAGTCCATGTACACATCCCGCTTCAGGAGCCTCTCGAGCTCATCAGTCGGTATCCGCGTCTCCTTGGTATAAATGGCCCGAAATTTATTCATAAATTGCTCCAGGTTCTCCATCTGGTCCTTGAAGTCCTCGAACTTCCCCCAGGTTCCGTCCATATTCAGTTGATGTATCAATATGTACGAATTCTTGGTCATATACCGCTTGGACCCGCCCATCAATATGAAGGTGGCGGCCGAGGCGCAGACGCCGTCCGCAATCGTCCGGACCCGCACGCGCTTCCGCAGAGACTTGATGCAATCCATGGCGCTCAGGCCCGCGTGGAGGTCCCCACCGTCGCTCCGAATGAAAATGCGAATCTCGGGCCGGTGGTTGATCCCGAGATCCAGGTACTTGTGGAGGAGCTGGAGCTCGAGCTTTTTCAATTTTAAATTCAATTCGAGGACTGTCGTCTCACAGACCTCGCAGTGAAAGTAGACGTCCGACCCCTGGACGTGGACGAATTCATCATCATGGATGCGGTCGCACTCGGTCGTCATTGAAGGTTCTTCTTTAGTGTAGAGATGACCTTGGGTTTTATCTTCCGCAAGCAACTTAGGTGGTTCAGGACGTCAATGTCCTGCGGCTGAAGGTTGTACTCGCGTAGGATATCGGCGTTCCCCGCCTCTGCATAGTCCCTTAGGGTCATCAGGATGTCCAGGTGGGTCTCTTGGCCCGGACGGCGCCCCGCCACCGTTTTGATCCTCTTCAGGCGCATGCACATATTCTGGTACTTTGTCCAACTCGAGCCCGGTCGGAGGTTCGGACTGAGGCCGTGACGGATCGCAACGGCCGGAAGGATAGTCCCGAATAAGTTGTAGTAATGAATGAGCTCCCAATTTCCATCATAAATTGCCTCCTCGAAGAGGCCGGCCGTGCTAATGTACCCCGCGACCTTGGCTAAAAAGTCCACACCGGCTCCTCTGGTGTCGACGTAATTTTCATGTAAAATTGAAGAGACGTTCCCGGGCTCGGCCAGTGGGTGGCCGATGAAGTGAGCCGGGTTGACTCCCGGGGAGGTCCGAGAGACCAGGGAGGTGACGAAATCCTTGGGGCTCTGGAAGTCGTCCATGCGGTCCGATCGGAAGCTTAGACTCTGGATGGCCCTCCTGAGATCTCCGTTGCATTCGATGACGGCATCATTTGTGATCCCCTGAGCGATCCTCTTGATGTCTTCGAATGTAGGTACCGGAAAGTCATAGGTCACAATTTCGAAATCAAATTTCACAGGGATCTGGGAGACCACCACAAAGAGGCCATTGGTCGGAGGGCCCTTGATCTCACGGAGGCCGACGAGGTCCTGGATGCACTCGTACTCGTCCAGGATGACCGGGGTGTTCGTTCCTTGGACACGCTCCAGGAAGTTGACGGTGTCCTGCTTGCTCTTCAAGATGTCCGCTGTGATCTCGATGTGGGGCCGGAGCGCGTCACGGACGGCCCAGGTCTTGCCGATGCCCGACCGGCCCAGGACGCACACGGCCGGTCCAAGACTCGTAAACTCGTACTCTGTTTTTTGTTTGGGTCTGGTAAGAAAGCGATCCATGGAGTCTGATGATAATGATGAATCTCTTTCTAAACAGGTGATAAATTTAGCCCTGGAGAATACAGGGATCCTGTCTCTTCTAACAGGGTACCTAGTTTTTAACGTCGCGATATTGATTTTGCTAATATATATTTCCGTTCGAATTTCTCTCAAGTAATTGTAATGGCATCAGTTCGCCTTCGCCGGTCCAACAATTCCATTCATAAATTCATGGCCATCTTTCCAGACGGGCATGTGACGCGTTTCGGTCGCAAGGGGTACTCGGACTACACGAAGCACAAGGACAAGGCGCGGATGGAGCGGTACTTGAAGCGTCACGGCGGAAGCACAGCTTCCGGCTCGCGGGGAACCCGCTCGTCACGCGAAAACTGGGGGCGCTCAGGTGGCAAGACGGCCGGCTTCTGGAGCCGCTGGCTCCTCTGGTCCGACCCGAACTTCAACAGGGCTCTCAGGAAGACCGAGAGGGCCCTCGGTAAAAAAATAGTCTACTTAAAGTAAGATGGGGTTTTCCGATATGATCATTCCATTTGTGTTTTTGTGCCTGGCGATTACGCTGGTCGCCCAGGCGTCCATCACCATCCAGACGTACGCGTCGACCAGCAAGGCCAAGGACCTGAACTACTACTGGTCGTGCTTCGTTCTCGCCTTCGCCATCATCGGTCTCATTGCGAGTGGCTACATGTTGTACAAGGCGAGCAAGTCGGCCCCGAGTGTCGAGGGAACCTTGAGTGTCCAGGCGCAGGCCATTCTGAACGCCCAGAAGGCGCTCGAGGAAGTGAAGGCTGCCGGAATCAAGACCGAGTAGCCGAAACCTGTGAGCTGACCGTCTGACTTAGGGCGCGGAACGCATCGGGTGTTCGCGTCGCATCATAATTCACTGTATTCGCCGGTGCGATTCCCATGGAACCCGCCTCGGCAAATGCATCCTGGTTCGCCCCGAGGTAGATGATCGTCCAACCCTCCTTCTGCTTCTGCTCCAAGAGGTCCTTGATATGCGCCTTCGTATAGGTCCTTGATGAATTCTCCTGGCCGTCCGTCAGGATGATGAGGGTCGCGGGCTCCCCGGGAGTGCTTCCCTTGACCGTCTCACCGATCGCATCCAGTAGGGCCGTCGAACCACGTGGGACGAAGGTCTGGCGGGTCAGAGGTTGGACGTCCTTGAACGGCACGTTTTCAAAGGTGGTGCGAATTTCATGATCAAATTGCTTGAGCGTCAAGGTAGAGTCGGGTTGCTGCGCAGCCTGGTCAGCGACGAATGAATTGAAGCCCCCGATGGCGTCGTCCCAGCAGGTCGACATGGAGCCGGAGCAATCGAGGTTGAAAAAGTAGCGCATTTTGCTGTACTCTATGAACGCCGGAAGACTTTAAGGCGCCATCGGCGAACAGGCGTCAAGCGATGTGAAACTGGGCTTGGCGTCCGGTTGCCGATGTTCAACAGGGCGTTCCGACGGGTCCGCATGACGCTCTTGAGACGCATCATATTCTTCCCAAGTTTGCGTCGAGCTTCGGCGACGGCCGCATTTCGACGCGCCTGGAGACTGGTCATTTGAATTTAAGATTGAAATTAAATCGCTCTTTCCGTAAATTCATGTCCGCCCCCAGACAGCCCATGGGCCCAGGTGTGGGGTCAACCCTTCGATGTCCCTTATCCTCAAGTTTGCATGCGTCCCTGCTCAATATGCCCCGAAGCGCAAGCTCATAAACTTTTCATTGCCCAAGTGGCGCCAAAAATTGGCCGAGTTCGAGGCGGATGCGGACGTCCAGAATTGGGTCAATAACCTGTACCAGGACAGGACCTTCACGTCCCAGAGCGCTTTCAACAAGGCTTACGACGAACATGTTGCGGGCCTCGCCATCAGCGACAGCCTCCATTGGAATAACAAGCCTATGATCCTCACGACCGAGGACATCAGCAATTTTGAATCAGATTTGAAGGAGGGCGGGTTCGAAGACGTGGTGAAGGCCGAGAAGCTGGCGAGGCGGATGAGGGATGTACAGAAGGCGGGGAAAATAGTGTTTGTGTATTAATAATATGAAGACGTTGCCGATCATTCTCGTCCTCGCCGTCGTAGTCTTCGTCGTCTTTATCACAAAGGGGGCCACCACGCGTGGGTCTTGCCCGCCCGGCTATTATTCCAGGCCGGGGTCCACGTGGGCCGGATGGACCTTCGACTGCCTGCCAATCGGTGAGAGTGCCATGGAGCCCGGTATTCCGGCCGACTCCACCACGCGCTTCGGTACCCTGTACGCCCCCATCGTCGCCGGGACCTTCCTGTCGGGCATTGGATCCAAGCAGGAGCGCGCCTCCATCAGGGAGTTCCCTGTCCAGAAGGACCTCACTCTTTTTCCGGGCTATTAGTAAATGAAGAAGGTTCTGTTGATCCTCCTGGCCCTCCTGGTCCTGTTCCTCCTCACGCGCCGCTCCGCCTCGAACTACGGTGAGAAGAGCCTGCACAACCAGTTCGAGGCTCTGTGCCCCCCGGGTACGATGCCCGCGTCCTACACGACCGCCGGCGGCGCCTGCGTTCCGTACTACTTCTAGACTTTTGCCCGAATGACGTATAAAAGTTCAAGAACCTCTTTTCGTCCCTCCTTCTCCTTCTTCGTGTTGGCGGAATACCTCGTGTAGGGTATTTCTATGCGCCGGACGGTGTACTCGGCGAGGATGGCGTTCCACTCGGCCTGGGGGATAATGCCCTCGTCATTGTACGACACGAGGGTATAGGCCGCCACCTCAGTGCACCTCTTCAAAAGGTGGCGCATCGCCGTGATGGCCGAAGCCTCCTTGTTATAGTCCGACTTGACGCGCTCTTTTGGGAGACCCGTGACTGCATTCACATTCACTGGTTTCTCGTTCTTCAGGACGACATTATGCAGAAAATAGAATGCCGAGTACTCGTGCTCGTTATAGGGTGGGTCCAGATAGATGAGGTCCAGAGACCCGTTGGGCATCTTGTCCAGAAGGGTGTTGGTCGACTCTTGGTGGCATCGCACCTCGCATGAATTTGGATTGAAAATTGGAACCTGTAGGGACATGGGCGACGTGACGCGGTCTCCACACTTTTCAAAGGATCCTATGTTGTCCTTGTTCTTGCTAAACGCCTTGAAATGTCCGTATGTGTTCGCCTTGAGTGACATCTGGATGAGTATGGGACACAGACACCAATGACGGACGTCCGGCTCGACCCGGTCCTCGACGTATTTGCGCCACGTGTCAACCCGGAGGGCATTCTCATGTGTGAAGAAGCAGCGCTCGCCAGTCTGAACGTTCTGAGTGTCCTGGGGGGCGTAGTTCTCAGAGATGACGCCGGGGGAGAACGTCTGCAGCTGGTTCATTGTTTCGATGTGGCGCCGGACGCGCTCGGCCTGCTCGTCCGTCGGGCGCTCCAGGAAGCACTTGGCCGCGACCCACGAGTACAGCTCGAGGTCGTTCGTGTGGAGCTCGGAGGCGTGTGCGGCGAGCATGCGCGCCACGACCGTCGAGCCCGTGAAGCCGTCCAGGACGCGTAGCCGGTCCTTGCCCAGGGTCTGCTTTACTTCGACGACCGCCTTTTCGATTTCGTCTATAAGTTTTCGCTTGTTTCCTAGATATGTGAACATGGGCTGGAGGACAAAGGCACTCATTATGTTTATAACGACCACAGCCTTTAATTACACCATTTCCGAGCCCCATACATATTCTATCCCCCACTCCTTCCAAAGTGCCAGCTGCGCTCGAATCTTGGGGCTGTCCTTGAAGAATTCCTTGGCGTACATCTCGGCTCCGGCAAAGCAGATGACGCGGAGGGGCTTTCCGAACAACTCGGGAACCTCGAGGTACTTGATGGGTACCGCAGGGATCTTCTCTTGGGCCGTCCCACCGCTCAGGTGGAACTGAGTCTTCAATTCATATACGAAATTCTCATCCTCCCAGTCGAGTTGGTATCGGCCCTTCTTCTTGGGCTTCCAGCCGTTCGGGATGAGTTCCTGGAGGATGAGTTGCCCGAAGGTCCCGGACCACTTGCCGTCTTGCTTGAAGCCTTGAGACGGCTTGGCCGCACAAAAAAGGGCCCAGGCCCAGTCGTTCTCGCGCTTGTACATGGCCGCCTTGGCCATCTTCTTGACGTCCTCGACCTTATTCAGGAAGGACCAGTCCGCCTTGAGCCATTGAATAACCTCGGGAACGGTGCGGAGAGTTGCCATTTTGATTTAAAATTAGAACCGCCTACATCCACTGGCTCGGACGATACACGAATTCTGGAGGAAACGGAAAAGAAATAGTGGTCCAAAGTAAGATGGCACCTCGGCACCCCCGCCACATCGTTCTACGACGCGTCTGGCCCGAGCGGTACTTCTCAGGGCTGAGTCGGACGATGAAACTCAGACGCGAGAGGGAACTCTTGAGACGGCGCAGAGTGCCGTACAGTAAACTGGGACTGGCGCGTTCGAACAAGGGTGGGACGAAAAAGAAGTCGCGCTGGACTAATTTATTTCATAAAACCTACCCGGGCCTCAAGTTTAACAAGGATGCTATTGCTCGGCGAACGGGGATTAGCCGTTCGACGCTCAATACAGTCTATAATAGAGGCCTGAAGGCTTGGAAGACGGGTGGGAGCCGGCCAGGAGCTACCGCGCCCCAGTGGGCCGTCGCACGCGTCTACAAATACGTCCTCGTCACCAAGCGCAAGGCGCCCGTTGCCTGGTATGCGACGAGGTTCGACCCAGACCAGGATTTACGCCGGAGGGGATAATTCCGCGTCGCAATGACCGCGCCAATGCTCGACCCCTTTCAAGTACATAACCCCCTTCCCGGGCTCATAGGCCCTCTCGCGCCAAATGCGTTGGGCCGAGATGATGGCGTCAACCTCCCTCTTGATCGTCCCGTCGGGGAGAATATAGACATTCTCACCGAGGGGATTCAGGCGCCTCTTTTTCGTGGGCGGCAGGTCCGTCTCTTCCATTGGTGTTCGAGGCTCGCACTTCTCTAAGTCTTTTCTCGTTGCATAGTATGTGTTGGAGCGCGAACGGCTCCCTCGCCACATGGGCAGTCGCCATGGCACTTGCGGCGGCGACCAAGGAGAAAACAGACCCTAAACTCTGGCTATTACTTTTAGTTTTTACACAAATGCAGCTCGTAGAATACTTTCTATGGAAAAACCTGAAGGTTCCGAGGCTTAACGCGCTCGGTTCACAAGCGGCGATGTTCGTCATCCTGCTCGAACCGATCGCTGCCATGTACCTGATTGAAGATACTGAGCTTCGGAACAAGATGCTCATCGCTTATGGGGTATGGGTCGCCTTCTTCTTATCGCGCCGGTTTGATTTTAGAACGACCGTCGGAGGAAACGGCCATCTCAAGTGGAACTGGCTGCCATCTCTGATGGTATGGGCTCCATGGTTCTTCTTCTTTCTCCCGCCCCTTTGGATATCCGGACACCACATGGCATTCACTGCTGCTCTCGGGGCGCTGGTTATGAGCAGCTATTTTTTCGGAAAATACGGAACATTCTCGTCGATGTGGTGCTGGATCGCCGTATTTTCATGGGTCGGCGTCTTCATCCAGTCCCGGTCATGAGTCCTCCTTCCGCCCAATAAAGTACTCGTCTAGGAACGTCTCGAACCTCCGACCGGCCTCTGTCAGGCGCATGATGCCATCGGCCTCCATGCCAATATCCATGAACGGATCGAATTTGTTCTTGGTGAGAATCTCCCAGCGCTCCTTGTAGCGTCTGTTGGCGAATGCGCCGTGCCAGTGGTGAACGATGGTCCCATCGACATAGGACGTCTTGAAGTTTTTCAGTCTCTTCTGGAAATCAGATAGAAGAATAATATAATTGTTATGGACGTTGCCCGGGCAGGACTTTTCGACCACCCCGGCCAGTGCCGTCGCCATGTGCCGGTCGCCCGAGCCCAGGATCGCCCAGTCGATGAGACCGCCCATGGTGTCGTAGGCCTTATGGGTGCATGCCCAGGCGTAGCCCGGGTGCCAGAACCCATACTTGTCTGATGGCGTCCACGGGGTCCCGCTGTCTATGAACATGTATGCGAAGGACGTGTCGGTCTTGAGGGTCTCCCCATGGGGCCCCAGGTTCACGGCTGACCGCCAGAGCTGGACCACATCGGCCGTCTGGAGCTCGTGGATGGTCTCCTGGACCCAATTCTGATTCAAAAATGCAATGTCCGCATCGATCCAGGCCATGTATTTCCAGGACTTGGGGAGTCTGTCGGCCGCCAGGTTCACCAGGTTTTCCTTTATCCATATCCTGCTGGGCGTCTTGAAGGTCATGTGTTTCCATACGGGAAGGCCATTTGGGAGGGGCGTCTGACCCTCCGCCTCCGATATGACTACCCTTATGCCCTTTGTACCCGCAATTTCATTAACAAATTGAACAAAGAGATCCCTGCGACGCTTGAAGCCGCAGTGATTGAAGTACGGGAGGACTACATACAGAGGGGACTGTTTATGAAATAAACAACCCGGCCCCATCTAATAGTACTCGAGTAAATAAAAGCCAAATCTTTTTCTTTGCTAATTTCAAATGAATAATGGACGTTCGAATGAGAACTTGAGGGAGGAACTTGAAGGGCGTCAGATGGCCCTCATGCACCTGAATATGATTGGAGGCCGGGAGAATTACAAAAATTTCCATCGGAGTCAGATAGCTGCGTTGCAGCGCGAGCTCAACCGTCGTGCCAAGGCCAAGGCTCAGGGTCACTGGAAGAAAGTTCGTGGGGGCGCCACTGCTCTGAGTGTACTCGATTACTGGCACAAACGCACACACCGCGCGCCTGGTCCGGGTAACGTGGGTGGCGAGGCGTACAGGCGTATAGCTGGCCTGACGACGTATAGACGCCGGAGCCCGAACAGCAGCCCTCGCCGCCGTAGTCCGAGCCGTAGCCGTAGCCCCCGCCGCCGCAGCCCGAACAAGCGTAGCCCGGGCCGGTCTCCTCGGCGTTAAATTCTAAACTAAAGTAATGAACAACCTGGCCATCTTGGGCCCTAACCGGCTTTTGAATAAAAGCCTGCGGAAGAATGCCCGTAGACTCGTGCGTGAAACCATAGACCGGAACTGGTTCCGGAACGCTTACAAGTTCAGCAACCGACACTACACGGTGACGAATGCCACTGGACAGTTGGTCGGGTTCGCCCTGATCAACAAGAACCACCGGAACCAAAAGGGGGACATGCGTATTCGCCTCATAGGAACTAACAAGGGTAGGGGTATAGGGCGGGTACTCATGGAACGCATAATAAACAACGCGCGCAATAGGGGACTGAAGACCGTGACGCTCGAATCGGTTCCAGAAGCTCGTGGTTTTTATAACAAGCTGGGCTTCAGGCCCATAGGCATCGGGAGCAATATGAGGTTCAATATACAAAGATAACCTTCTCTAAAGCGGCGCCGTCATTGGCCTAGGCTTCCTATGAGAAGCCTTGGGGGTCACAAGACGCTATTTCTTCCAGTATCGCAATCTTCTGACGCATGAGATCTTCGATGGTCCCCATGTCCATCATCGCCAATGTTTTCTTCGCGGAAATAACAGCCTCGAGAAGGTGAATGTGTTGGTTGGAGTATTGACTGTATACGCTTTTCTGAATTTCATCTTCGTCAATTCCGCGAAGACGACATTTGGCCTCTAGTTCGGATACTTGGGCCTTGTGAGCCTCGAGACGCTTCAAGGCCTCCTTGAGGCTATTCTCATGCATCTCTCGCATCTTCCCATAGTCCCACTTGTTTTGGGGGATGTTGCGTACACACTTGATGGCTTCGTTGACTTTGGCGAGGCGATCCATTTTGAGGTGACCCAGGCTTGATCACGAGGCTCCTTGGGCCTCACAAGACACGATTATCTCTGGCGGGCCATCTGACGTATGGCGTTTATAGCCTGGTTTTGAGGCATGCTTTCAAGCACCATCCTCTGTGCATTCGTCAGTCCCAAATTCAGGTTTGTGAGCGTCTTGTGAATGCTAATCTTGCCGTTAGCGTTACGGCTCCACGTGATGCGCGTGTTGTTTGCAGGACCTATACCATGCACCCGTCTGTGTGCGTTGTTTGC